TTGTTTGCAGGAAGCCTGACGAGAAACCCGATCATTGCCGTTTTCTGCCTGACGCTGACGCTACTTGTAGCAGGATGCTCGGGGAGTAAATCTTCGGATATGGGCAGTTATTCCGGTGCAGTCTATACCGTTAAGCGCGGGGACACGCTCTACCGCATCTCACGCGCCACGGGAACCAGCGTGAAGGAGCTGGCGCGCCTGAATAATATTTCTCCACCGTATACTATTGAGGTAGGGCAGAAGCTCAAGGTTAACGGCGGTTCTTCCTCAGGGAAAAAGTCCTCAACGCGTAAAACAGCCAAAGTCACGCCATCCTATCAGGTGCCTAAATCATCCTGGCCGCCGGTCGGTCAGCGCTGCTGGATCTGGCCTGCAAGCGGAAAAGTGGTTGCGCCGTACTCGCTCTCGGAAGGTGGCAATAAAGGTATTGATATCGCTGCCGCACGCGGCACGCCGGTTTACGCTTCAGGGGCCGGGAAGGTGGTCTATGTCGGTAACCAGCTTCGTGGATACGGTAACCTGATCATGATTAAGCATGGTGAGGACTACATTACTGCTTATGCGCATAACGACACGATGCTGGTCAATAACGGGCAGAACGTGAAGGCGGGGCAGAAGATTGCGACTATGGGCAGTACCGGGACGGATACGGTGAAGCTGCACTTCCAGATCCGCTATAAGGCCACAGCCATCGATCCGCAGCGTTATCTTCCGGCGCAGGGCAGTAAGCCGAAGTGCTAAGTGATTATTTAATCGCCACTTAGTGGGGTAAAGGCTTGTATGAAGAGGCGTAAGGTCTATAATGCCTTACGCACCTCAAAGCGGGCGTAGTTCAATGGTAGAACGAGAGCTTCCCAAGCTCTATACGAGGGTTCGATTCCCTTCGCCCGCTCCAAACACACTTCTCTCACCGTCTACTCAAGTCAATAAAACCCAGCAATCACAAGGCTTCCGCCGATATCTCCGTGTTTTGACGTAAACTAACGTCTACTCAAATCTATACATTCATGTGTATAGTAATGCGTATAGCCCGTGCTCTACACTTTGGAACTATACACAATGCCCCTCACAGACCTTGAAATCAGGCGTTCTAAGCCGCGTGAGAAGTCCTATACGTTGAATGATGGCAACGGGCTTTCTTTGCTCATCGAACCGAACGGATCGAGAGGATGGCGTTTCCGTTACCGTTTCGATGGTAAGGCCAAAATGATTTCGTTGGGTACTTATCCAGATGTAACCCTGAATGACGCCCGGCTAAAACGCGATGATGCCCGCAGGCTGGTTGCTGGTGGCATTAATCCCAGCGACGTCCGCAAAGAAGATAAGCTGGCGAAGCAGAGCCGCAATGAAAATACCTTCGAGGCGATCGCGCGCGAGTGGTACGCCAAGCGCATAGACCGCTGGTCTGAGTCCTACGGCGAAGAGATGATGAAAACCTTCGAGGCTGATGTTTTCCCTATTATCGGGCAGCGTCCGATCGCCGATATCAAACCGATGGAGCTCATGGCCGTTCTTTCGAAGCTGGATGAGAGAGGCGCGACCGAAAAGCTGAGGAAGGTGAGGCAGCGTTGCGGTGAGGTGTGGCGGTACGCAATTGTTACTGGCAGGGCTGTTTATAACCCGGCCCCGGATCTGGCCAGCGCGTTTGCTCCTCATAAGAAGGAGCATTACGCTTTTCTCGCCAGTGAGGAACTTCCCGAGTTCTTCCGCACGCTGAACACATATAGCGGCAGCTCTGTCGTGAAGCTGGCGATGCGTCTGCAAGTTCTTACCGGATTACGCCCAGGAGAACTGCGCCAGGGTGAGTGGGCTGAAATTGATTTTGATAAACGTCTATGGGAAGTACCACCTGCACGCATGAAAAAGCGACGCCCTCACTGCGTCCCTTTATCCCACCAAGCGATCGTCATCCTAGAACAGCTACGCCTCATCACAGGCAATTATCGGTTTATTTTCCCTGGTCGGATTCAGCACAGTAAACCAATGAGCGAAATGGCGATGAACGTCCTGATCCGTCGAATTGGATATGCCGGAAGGGTGACCGGGCACGGCTTCCGCCACACGATGAGCACCATTCTCCATGAGCAAGGATATAATACCGCCTGGATTGAAACCCAACTGGCTCACGTTGATAAAAACTCGATCCGCGGCACGTACAACCACGCCCAGTATCTGGACGGCCGCCGCGAAATGCTCCAATGGTACGCCGATTACATGGAGGCGCTGGAAAACGGCGGAAATGTAGTGCATGGAACATTTGGAAAAAGCGTTTAACTGTATATATAGACAGTGTTAATTGACAGTAGTAGACTTCTGTAGACTATCGTTAGCAGGAAGCTTTTATGCGAGAAAACATCCTCAACATGCCCCATCATCTTCGCCGACAACGTGTGGTCACTGCTGAGCAGGCTGCAATGGCTATGGCTGGCGTGTACAGTTGTTCACGCTTAGATGAGTTGAAAGCTAAATTCCCTCCTGAGATCTACAACATTGCTTCCAGTTACTTGAGGATAATTTTGAGTGCTGTAAACGCAGAAGAACTACATCCCAAGAGAACATGGTCTAGCTCACCTGGCGGAGATATCACTGGAGCTGATTTTTATTCCAATGATATTTGGCCTTGGGCTGTAAAAGAAATATCAGCTACAGATAGTTGGTTTGGATGTGATCCAGATAGCTCTAGCGAAAAGTACCAGCCTTTACGAAGCGTGTGGGGCGATTTTGCTGGTAAAGATACAGCGTTAAAACTGATCGCTGGAATGGCTATTGCGCTTGAAAAATCAGGTGGCAAATATGTTCGCGGTAAAAATTTGAACAAATCCGAAGTTGCTAGAAGTGCTTCAAGAAGCATATTGGAGCATGGCGATGGCATCGATGTGACAGATAAGGCATTGACTATGCTAATTAATGAAGCTCTGAACACATACGCTTCCAAATAGCTCGTAAGGATTTCCAAAAAGACGATCCTCAGGTTCTAAAACTTCTGGCCGTACTTCTATTTCAGTGGAGGCGCTGCTTCCAACTGATTTACCGTGACTTCCACAACTACCCGCATGTTTTTGCTGAAATATACCTCGTAGACCACATTAGACTTCGAGAGGTATATATGTCCCAATCCCTTATCCGCTTACCTGAAGTTCAGCGCAGAACCGGCTATAGCAAGGCTTGGATCTATCGACTCATGGCTGAGCAACGTTTCCCCTCATCCATAAAGATTGGTTCTCGAGCAATCGCTTTCATTGAAAGCGAAATTGATGAATGGATTAGTGAGCGCATTGAATCGTCACGCAGCCAAACGAACTGAGATTCCGTGAGCAGAGATAATTTGCGAGAGTTTGCACTTCGGATCTCGCAGAATAAGTTTGTCGCGACAGCTCACTAAACAATTCAAAAAGGTTAATGCCATGAAGAACAATTATGCCCGTCTGGGGCAGGGCTTCGCTCACCCTAAAAACTCCTTGCCTTGTTATTCAACTGAAGGGTATGCTTTAAAAACACCAGCAAAATCTGGTGTCGGGCGTGAGAACCCGGATAAGCAAAAGGCGATACCAGACGCCTATAGCGTCTTTTTTTGTGTCGTAATGCCAGTACATCTACATTCAGCGGGGAAGATCCGCGTCGAATCTATGGTGGCGCTGGCGGGGCAGCCGAAAGGCTGGCCGGTATCCTTTTGCACCGGTATTCTCACCCCCGTCAGTGTCACCACCCTTTATGAGCGTGAGAACTCAGGTGGTGACTCCAGTAAGCAAAAGGAGGCTGCCACATGGCTACTACCCCAACCCAAAAACTGCCCAAATTCACCTGGCTTTTCCTCGGCACGCCGAAAGGTCAGACGTGTACTCCCGTTGTTATCCGCATCATTGCCGACAGTGAGCAAGAAGCCCGCCGGTGGTATTCCCGCTGGGATCTTATCTTTGCCGCCAAAATTCGCTCTGAATGTTCGCTTTATCAGTACAGCAGCGGCGCGTTTGAACTGGATGTTGCGAAATTGGGAGGTAGCCATGTTTAACCTCCAGACCCTGACAGCAAAAGCACGCGAGCTGCGCGGTAACGTGGTGAAAGCCACTACCACGAAAGGCACCCGCACCATGACCCCTGTTTATGAACGGGAAGAGCAGCGCAAACTGCGCGAGCGCATCCAGCAGACCCAGCCGGACTGGGTTTTACTCTGGTGGGATATTGCGACTGTTACCGGCTGGCGTACCAGCGACGTGTGCAATTTCCGTTACTCGTGCATCAACTGGGAAACCGGCATTGCAACAATCATCGTAGCGAAGCAGACCAAAGCAGCGGAAGCCAGAGCGACCCGTAAGGGGATCGAGATTGTTCGCCAGCAGCGCAAGGACGCTGCCCGGCTTGCTGGCGATCACATTGCTTACATGCAATGGGATAGCGTGAGCTGCGACGAACTGGCCGCCGGCATGACGGAAGAAGAACAGGCGATCGTGTTTGAGCTGGTGGCAAAGGCTGAAGTTAAGCACGATACCAAACAGCTGCCGCCGGGCATCATCAAGCGGCTGCGCGAACGCATGGAGCGCAATCTTATCGGTGACGACCTGGTATTTTCCCGCAGCCAGATCGAAAGTAACCGTTGCCAGTCTCTGGAAGGTAGCGTGAGCCGCCAGACGATCTGGAAGAAACTGCATAACGTAATGGTATGGTTTACCCGCGTCGTAAACACGCGCCTGCGCCTGAGCGCCTATTCCAGCCGCAAAATTGCCGCCTTTAATCTCATGTCCGCCGGCGGCGAACAGGGCTTGCTGGTCGCCTCTGAAATGCTCGGGCACAGTAACCCGGCAATCACCCGAACTTACCTCCAGTTGGGCAGTAAGGCCTCCGCCATTCAATCCCGTCTGGCCATGGAGGTATCTGTATGAAAATGGTTATCCAATTTTGCCGTCTCGGCGCTTTTCTTGAGCACATATCTGAGCAATTAAATAGCGCACGATATTGTTTTTCCAGCCAGTCATTATGGGACGGGGAGGAGAAATCATGACTCCAGTTTACGATCTGGTTCGCCGGGCCGACGGCAAAAACGTTTTCAGTTTCCCGGCCGGCGGCCGCTATCTGGTGGACACGTCAAATGGTCTTCAGTCGATGCGTCCCCTTATGGACGACGAGATCATTTTTACGGTGGAGAGTGCCGCGCGCTTTCTCAAGAAAATTGGTTATCAGGTAATCCCGCCAGCAGCGTGAGGTAAAAAATATGACGATTAAAAATTCCGGCTTAGCTGCTGGTGGCCGCGCTCACCCTGAAATCAGGCCGGGCGATAAATGGAAGGACGGCCGGGGCAACATCGTAATTATCGAAAGTTACCGATTCGACAGAGTGACATATTGCCGTGAAGGGTACAGCTCACCGTGTTTTTGCACGCCAGAAAGACTGGTGCGGGAATTTGAATTTGTATCTTCCGCGCCGGTCGCCGGCGAAAAAGATATCGATCGAATTATGCGGGTGCAGGGCATCGAACGAATTCGGGTTATGCGGGAAATCATCAGGGAGCGAGGGAACAGAAAATGAAGAATGCACCAAACCTTAAAAAGCAGCCGGCGGATCTCATGGAGGAGTCAATTATCTTTGCCGGCGCTGATGCCTGGACGTTCGCCAAAGCATGGCAGGAAATGAACCCGATTGGCGACACGGTGCCGCCGGTCGTGCTGGATAAAAAGCAGCTGGCGGAGCTGGAGAATATCCGGATTGTGGATGATGGCCGGCTCTATGCCCGCGTTTGTCGTGGCGGGCATCTGACCGAACGGCAGATAACCATTCTCGCGACAAAGCTGGCGGTGGCCGGCGTGGAGCGCGCGCAATTCTACTCTGAAGGTTATCAGCTTCTGGAGGACTGGACGCCACAGCTGCCGCGCCTCAAAGCCGATGCGGAAGCCGGCAAAAGCATGGTGATCGGCAAACCGCTGAAGGATGTAAACCTTCGCGACCTGGCTGATAACGAAAAGGCGCTCATACTGGCCGCGCGTTACACCGGCATTGCGATCAATGAAAACAGCGAAGGGGTGTACGTCTACCGTGCCGGCATCTGGGAGAAAACGTCTCTGCTCGAGCTGAGCCGCGAAATGGTGGCTATCTACAACGAGAACAAAACCAATTTCAGCAAGCGCGCGATCAACAACGTTATCGACGCCCTAAAAATTGTTATCCCGGTAATGGGGGAGCCGCGGCGCAGCCTGATCCCCTTTGCAAACGGTGTCTACGATATGGAAACCGGCGTTTTCTCCGAACACAGCCAGGATAACTGGCTGACCAACCACAACGGCGTGACCTACACGCCGGCGGTGCCGGGCGAAAACCTCCGCGACCACGCGCCGAACTTCCATAAATGGCTAAGTTACGCATCAGATAGAGACGCAATTAAGATGCAGCGCATCGCTGCAGCGCTCTTTATGGTGCTGGCGAACCGGTACGACTGGCAGTTGTTTCTCGAGATAACCGGGGAAGGCGGCAGCGGGAAAAGCGTCTTTACCCATATCGCCACTATGCTGGCCGGCGCGCATAACACCGCCAGCGGGAACATGGCGGCGCTCGACAGCGCGCGCGGGCGTGCGCAGTTCGTCGGCAAGAGCATGATAACCCTTCCTGACCAGCCCAAATATTCAGGAGAGGGCACCGGGATAAAAGCGATAACCGGCGGGGATGCCGTGGAGATAGACCCGAAGCACGAGCACCAGTACACCGCCGTTCTGCGGGCGGTGGTTGTGGCCACGAACAACACGCCGATGATTTTCACCGAACGTGCCGGCGGCGTTTCCCGGCGCCGCGTAATTTTCCAGTTTAACCGGCGCGTCAGCGAAGAGGATAAAGATCCCGACCTGGCAGAAAAGATATCCGCTGAAATTCCGGTGGTTGTTCGCCGGCTGCTGGCAACCTTCTCAAACCCGGAAAAAGCGCGGGCGCTGCTGCTGGAGCAACGTAACAGCGAAGAAGCACTGGAGGTGAAACAGAAAACGGATCCCCTGTATGCCTTCTGCGCGCATCTTGAGCGCCTGGCCGACTGCGCCGGAATGCTGGTGGGTAACCGTAACCCGCCACACTATCCGCGCGTTTATCTTTATCACGCTTACCTGGCATTCCTGGAGGCCAATGGTTTCGACAAGCCTCTGACGCTGAATAAATTCGCAGAGGGGATGGAAAGCGCCATGCGGGAGTTTAATCACGAGTACCGCAAGGAGAGAAAGACCCGCGGCGTGGTGACGAACGTCGAACTTTCAGACAGTGCGGAGGACTGGCTGCCGCAGGCGCACCCGTTAGCTGAGAAAAAAGGATGAATGTTTAGCTAAATATGACGAAAGGTGTTCATAGTGTTCATTGATTGTTTAAATTTCAATTAAATCAATAAGATTTACTATGAACACCTTTGTGTAAGGTATACATAGGGTATTCATAGTGTTCATAGGTCATTTTACCTTTGTGCTCATTAAGTAAACAGAAACATGAACACCATGAACACTTGTAATCCCTGTATGTAGACCAGTGTTCATAGTTTAATACATTGTTTTATCTGTAATTTATCGCCTTTATGAACACCATGTATACCTTGAGTGCAAATTCTTTAAAACGCATCCACTCTTTTCGCGTTGTGCATCCCCACAATTCCATTAACATCATTTCATAAATCGCAATGATTAATGAGTTTGTTGCGATTAATGGAATTTTAATGATCCGCTTAAACAGGGGGCACTATGAGTAAGGTTAACGTAAAGCCCGTTCTGCTGAACGGGGAGCAGATTCAGGCCCTGAAAACCATTCAGGAGAGGGAGCGCCAGAAGTCGGGCATGGGGATCGCGCCGTCAATCCATGCTGTTGCGCGCAAGGTATTTGATGCAGGGCTATCAAAAATGGAGGCTGGCCAGTGAGCTACTCAATCAAAATAGGGAAACATAGCATCGAGCTGGCAGGTTATGCCGGTAAGGTTGTTGCGCCAAATACTCAGATGGCCGCTTTATTCCGTGGTATGGCGGGCGAACTCACCAGCCTGAGGACAACGGCGCAGCAGGCCGAAGCTGAGGCGGATTTGCTGGACGTTATCCGCAACGATCCGGATCTGAACGAACAGGCAAAAAACCGCAGGGCAGGTGAAGCCCGGAACCCGGACACGCTCAAAGACTTTACCCGTGGGGTGGCAGCGGTAAGCGAGCAGGCCGCAAACATTCTCGATTACCTGAAGAACAGGCTCGCTCCGGTTAGTCCACTGGCATCTGATGATGTTCAGGGATTCATGCGTGACAGTGAAATGCGTCAGGCATTCGCCCGACTGGATCGCCGCAGCCAGGAAAAAATGTTGCTGTCGATGCACAGTGGAAAGCATCAGGAGCTGACTGACGCCTTATTAAGGGCGCACGCAGTGTGTTCGGGACTCGATACGGAACAGCTAAAACGCCTCGGCTTCTCCCGTATCGCATCAGAGAACGGGCAGGTGATTAGCGCTGTTGCCGATCTGGTCGATGCGGTGAGAAAAGACGTCGCACAAATTACAGCCGTACGAACCTGGTATAACAATCTCGTTTACGGGAAGAACGACGATCCATCAGAAGTTCTGCCCCGCATGACCGGCCTTGATCAGTTAAGCGAACATGTCAGCGCGATGCTCAAAGGCAGCCAGCGGCAGAAACATTCAGAAGAGAAGCAGGCCGCCTGAGGGTGGCTTTTTTCTGCCCAGAGGGAAACATCACGATGCTGTTAAGTAAATCAGCCTACGCCAGGCATATGGGCGTCAGCCGGCAAACTGTTTACGGCTGGATAGCCCGCGGTGAAATTGTAATTTCAGGCGATAAGGTGGATGTCGAAGCATCGCAGGCTAAACAAAATTCTGCTGGTGCTGGCGAACACCAGACTGAAATGACGTGGGCGCAGGCCGCTGCATTTGTATGGGGGCGTGATGGCAGTAAAGAGCTGCCAGCCGGTGCGGATGCTGGCGAACGGGTCAGGGCTGCTGCCAGCGAGCTGGGTTTCGATGTTCAACACGAACCCGATGATCTGCAGCTGATACTCTACCGACAGGATGAGGAAACCCACACTTTCTGTGGCAACGATCGTGCGGCCGGGGCGTTGCGCTTCCTTCGTTCCGAACTGGCCTACGTTGCCGCAATGTTCCCTGATACCCCGGATGACTGGAACGAAACAGGGTTGACAGCGCTCTGTTTGCCGAAGGGCGAAAAACTGTAAACCTCCCGCAAAAAGAAACCCCTCTGACTTGACACTTTTCGCGAAAAACAGGGAAAAGTGTCAACCCAACCTCACGGATCCTGACGTCCACGAACAGCAGCTGCAGCCCGAGTGTAAAGGGCTGATACTGAGCGTTGTTAATGCCAGGCAGGTTGTTAGCTTTTGTTAGTCCTGATACGAAGCAGGGCAGGTGTCAAGCTGTTATGGTTTGTTATGCCTTACTAGGGAAAACTAGGGGTAAAGTGTCAACCGCTACCGCTTCAGAAAACTTCAGGTACACGAACTCGTGAAGGGGAGGTGTTAAGCACACCCCCTTTGCAACCATCTCGAGCCTCTTTCAGATCGATGTTCCAGTTTACAGGTAAGCTGGCGTTCAGATTGAGTTGTCAAAAGTTGTCACCAACCGGCACAGCCAGTGGGTAATTGTAGTTAAACGCGCTCTAAGTTACAGTTGATTCAATTGGTTAGGTTGAGGGTTGCAAGTTTATCTAAACCGTTCAATTAGTTTCTTGAGCAAACGCAGAAACAATCAAGTTATAAAAGAGCACTTTGTATGAGAAAAGAAGTATTTGAGCTTGTAAATTAACCATAATATCTATTATATTTTTGGATGGGTCTTTTTATGAGTAAGTATTTGCATACGTAAACAATACACATAACTGACTAAGCTTTTAATTTTTCATAGTTGGCATTCGAGAATAATATAATTTTAGAGGTGTGATGAATGTGGGAAAAAGATGGCTTCAAAAATGAAAGTGATGTTGAGCAGAAGTTTATTTATCCGTATTTAACATCTCCTTTTCCATATGGACTTAATTTGCCCAGCTCAGTAATTCAAACAAAAGTTAATGTTAGAAGATTTACTATCGGCAAAGGTAATGAAACGAAGTTATATTATCCTGATTATTTAATTGTTGTGGCTGGTTTACCCTTGGTTGTAATAGAGGTTAAGGGACCATCTGAAAATTTAAATGAAGGATACAGACAAGCGAGACTGTACGCCACGGAGCTAAATGCTCTTTTCGAAACAGGTAATAATCCGTGTAAGTTTGTAATTGCGAGTAATGGCATTGATTTTTGGTATGGCCCAGCCGATCAAAATGAACCAAAACTGAAAGTTAAAGTTTCAGAATTATGCAATTACACTGAGGCGGATGCAGAATTACAAGAAGTATTTTCGTGGGATAAAATTGAAGAGCTTGCCAATAGTATTTCCAAAGAGCTGAAAAACGAAAGTTACTTTAAACCCAGGAGGTTGATGGGAGGGGTGGCGTTTCAGAATGAAGAGGTTGGGAAAAACACCTTTGGCGCAACGTTAACAACTTCGATATCCTCAATTTTTAATCCTATTACCAATGCGGATAAAAAGTTTATAGCCCAATACGGATATATTTCCTCTAAGAAAAGAGAGCGGTATGTAGAGCCTATCGATAAAGTTATTCGCGCTGCTCGTCCACCAAGCGAAACAAATGCGTTGTTAATAGAAGATACTAGTAGACCTGATGAAATATTAGACCGGTTAAGAAACCAAAAAGAGTTAGAGCATCAGGTTATGCTTATTATCGGTAGTGTAGGTTCAGGCAAAACTACTTTTGTCGATTATTTACAAGAAAAAGCCCTGCCAAGATCACTACTTGAAAACGTGGTTTGGTGCCGGTTCGATATGAACAATGCACCTGTTTCACCAAGTGAAATTTATATATGGCTTAAAAATAAAATTATTGAATCTTGTAAAAAGTCCATCCCCGGCGAAGATTTTGAAGATATTGATGTTATTCGAAAGTTGTATCATGCTGAGATAAATGCTTTTGATAAAGGGGTTGGTAAGTATTACTTACAGAGTCCTGATATTTATCCTGTAAAATTGGCTGAGTATATACAAGGCTTGCAAAATGATTTAGACAAAACAGTTAATGCATTTATGAGATACTGCTGTGGAAACAGAAATAAGCTAAGCCTCATAGTGCTTGATAATTGTGACAAAAAGACACGAGACGAGCAGTTGTTGATGTTTGAAGCTGCTCAGTGGTTGAAGTCCGAGTATAAATCATTGGTTATATTGCCATTAAGGGATGAGACCTATGATAATAACAAAAATCAACCTCCCCTTGATACCGCACTAAAAGATATGGTATTTAGAATTGATCCACCCATGTTTCAGCAAATTCTAGTAAGAAGAGTACAGTTAGCTTTGGATAAACTAAACTCTAATTCTGGAGAGAAACTTAAATTTAGCTTGCCTAATGGTATGCAAGTTGAATATCCTCGGTCAGATCAAGCCTATTATCTTACTTCTATTGTTACATCTCTTTTTGAGCACGATCGGTTTGTTAGAAGGATGATCGTAGGGCTTTCAGGTCGTAACATGAGAAATGCTTTAGAGATATTTCTCGAGTTCTGTAATAGCGCACATATTGGAGAGGATCAAATATTTAAGATTAGGCAGTCACAGGGGCAATACACATTACCATTGCACCAAGTTGCTACCGTTTTAATAAGGATGAACAGAAGGTTTTATGATTCTGACAATTCCTACATAAAGAATATTTTTAGTGCTAATAATGAAGATTCCAATCCTAATTATTTCACCAGATATATGATTATTAAATGGCTAAGAAGAAAGTTTTCTGAGGCAGGAACGGAAGGATTCAAAGGCTATTTTACTAAAAAGACCTTAAAAGATGCATTAACTGGGCATGGCCTCACGCCGAACTTACTTGACAGGGAAATAAATTATCTCTTATCAAGTCGTTGTATAATTGCAGAGCATTTAAGGTTAGATTATGTTGATGATGAAGATTTGATAAAATTAGGACCAGCGGGCTTTGTTCATCTTGATTTAGTAAGCAATGTAAGCTATTTAGCTGCTATAGCTGAAGATACTTATTTCAATGATCGTTTTATGGCTGAAAAAATAGTATCTCGAATTAAAGAGGTAAATTCACATCTTCATATTCAAAATACAGTTGATAATGCTTCTGACTTGGTTGATTTTTTATCAGAAAAAAAGGGTCAGTTAACACCACCTAATGGCTCATTCTTATTAGATGATACATTTGATGAGCTTACGGATATTAGCGAGGCTCAAAACGCCGTCGCAAGAGTTCGAATTAATCAATCTTGGGATCCTTGGTTTGATGCACATAAAAGGTTGCCTCGTGGTTCAAGACACCAAGTTAGTCTCACAAATATAGTTAAATATGGATCATTTGTAGAGTTTAAAGATGGCTTAGTTGGTTTGGTCCACAATTCTAAATATAATGGCATTTTGCCAAATATTGGTGATAAAGTAGAAGTTGAAGTCATTTGGGTTGATGCTGTGCAGAAAAAAATGAACCTTTCGCTAATATCAATCCTGCAAGAAGATGCCGGTGATTTATTTGAGAAGTGA